CCTCTGCCGGTGCCGCTGCCTCTGCTGCCGCTGCTTCGCTCATGCTTACCCCTCGGCGCCGTCCACGGTGCAAACCGGGCCGGTAGCCTCATTGCCGCAGACAACACAACGCCGCTTCCCGCCCTGCGGTGCAACGGGAGCAACAGGTGGCGCCACGTCCGGCGCCGCCTCGGAAACCTTCTTGCCTTTGAATGCGGCCACCTTCTCCTTGATGGCCTCCACAACAGGCTTGGCCTTACTTGCCACGGCTGCCTCCCTTGGCCTTGCCAGCAAGCTTTCCCAGGGCGCGGCGCTGCGCCTCTTTGACGTATTCGGGCAGCCGCGTGCTGGTGGTTTCTTCCTCCCAGCGTCCGGCCGTGCCCTTCTTGACGTCACCTCGGGCCTCTGCTGCGTACATAAAACGGCGCTGTGCTTGGCTCTTGTAGGGCATGGCTAGGCGTTAACTCCTGCAATGGGTGGAACCTCGCCGCCTGGCGTGCGCGGCAGTTGCGGAAGGTTGATGGCCGGCGCAACCTCGGACGGAGGCGCACCAGCAATAGGCCCGATGCCAGGGGCCGGCGTAGGCCCGGGAGGCGCTGGAGGCGGCGGCGGCGCTGCGGGCATCGGCGCCGGCTGACCCTTCAACACGGCAATCAACGCAGGGTCCATGCTGCGCCAGAGGGCAAGTTGGTATTCCACAACCCCCGTAACGGCTTGCACCACCTCGGGCCGCTCTCGTGCGTCCGGCATAGCCAACACGGCCAGATATTCGGGGATATCCAACCAATGCGTGTCCGTCTTAAGCGGCCGTACATGCTGGGCGCCGTCGTCGGCAAACTGCGCAAGGCCAGTAACAGGGTCCACCAGCGGCATGCCGTCTGGCCCCGTTGCCACGGGAGGCAGGCCAATGCCGGCTTGCAGCAACTCCTTATTGCGCCGGATGCGCATCAGGTTGGCTTCCTCTCCCTCGAAAAGCGGTTCGAGCCTGCCAGTTGTAAGAAGCAGAATGTATTGGTTCGGCGTCTGCAGCATGCCGCGCTGAAGCAGCTCGTCGGCAACGGCCTTCTTGCCGGCCATCGTGCGAAGCGCAGGATTGATGGCCTCCACCGTAACGCGGTCAATGTCGCGCAAGTCGTCGGCAGTAAACTCCCGGCGCATGTAGCCGGTCGCCTTGCCCGCAATGAGGGCCACGCGCTTACTGTTGGCGTAGCGCTTGAGCAGTTCGATGTTGGCCGTGCGCACCTGCTCGCGGAGCCGCTGAAAGCCCTTCTGCAGCCCGCTGTGGAACTGGATGGCCTGCGCCTGAAGGAACGCCATGGCCTGCGCGGGCATGCCCTTGTCCGGGTCTCCACGCACCGCGCTGTTGATGCCTGAAATAGCCTGCATCCACGAAACGTATTGGGTGGCCCACCGGCCAACCTCTGGCGACATAGCCACACCATTAAGGGCCTCGGGCTTGACCGGGCTGTTAATGAAGTTCATTCCTCCCGAAATCTGCCGCACGTTCAAGTCGTTGGCAGACGGCGCCCAAAAGTTAACCACGCCACCGGCTTGCAGGTTGGTTGTGGCAATGGTGGCGCACATATCCACAGCTTGCTGCATGCCGAGCAAGTCAAACGTGGACGTGTGCCCAGCGGAAACGCCGATGGTTTCATCCGGCATCATTCCGTAAACGGGCACGCTGTCATACGGCAGAGGGCCGTCAAAGAGCCACGTCTTGCCATCCACGAAGATGACCAGGCGGCCAGCCGGGACGGCCGCGCTCGGCGGGACGTACAGCTCGTACACGTTCACAATGTCGTCACTGCGCTTGAACTGGTCCAGCGTCCAAGTCATCCAGTCGTAATCGTCGCGCAGGCGCTCGGAGCCGAGGATGCCGTCTTTCTTGTCCGGGTACTGTGCCACCAAATCCCACTTGTTGCGGCGCGTCTGCAGCAGCATCCATGGCCGCTCGCCCTGCGTGGCGGCTACGTCATAGGCCACCTCCAGCGGGGAGAAGACGCGGAAGGACAAGTCCCCTTCGCGGATAGCTTGGCCAGACTCAGGGTCCAGCCCGTAAGTCTCGCCAGCCTCGGTGTCCCACGTCACCGAAACGTAACCCTCTCCCATGAGAAGCGAGCGAAAGGCGGCGGCGCCCTCAATGTCGGAAACGTGGAGCTTGCGGTCATAGTGTTCCAGCAGGCCGTCAGCCAGGGCGGCTTGCGCCAAACTCTTGTAGTCAGAGTTTCCGGCAACAGCCTTAAACGCTGCCTTGTCAGAGGTAATCAGCACCAACGCCTGACGCACCAGCGCAGCGAAATGGTTACAGGCAAGGTCTGCCATTTCGCCTTGCTCGCCGCCCTGCAGAATGACGGAGGTATCCCCGTCACCCATGGGCGTGTAGCCGTAGTAGGCGCGGAGGCTGCGCTGCATGCGGCCAATGCGTCCGGTGCGCGTAAGCCAGTCGCGGTATTCGCGCCGCCGAGCCATGGCGGCCTCGATGCAAGTCTCGGTGTCGTCTGCCGCCCAATAGGTGTCCGGGTTTCCCATGTGGCCTCCTTAGCAAGAGTCAGCGGCGCCGCATACCGCCCAGCGCTTTGAGCGTATCCATTGGGTCCGCTTCTGGCGGAATCCATGTGTTGCTCTTGTCGATGCCCCACCCTGGCGGCTTTGGGTCACGGTGTCGCCTGACGTTGCGGTGCATGTAGAGCAGTGCGTCCAGCAAATCCCCGTGGTCCTTGTCCGTGCGCTGCCATTCGGTACGGGCCTTGTTCCAGGTGGTGCTTGCCAGCTGGTCAATGAGGCGGCGGCAACGTGGATGCACTCGCAGGCGCCGCTGGCGCACCGCTTCGTCCAGGTCGCTGACGGCTAGGGCCTTGTCATCCTTGCGCGTTGGGTACACGGCCACGCCATACTGCGCGTGGAGGTCCGCGAGTGTAAGCGGGTCGTTGTCACCAAAACGGAGGTAGGGCTGGCGCGGAATGTCCGCTGACGTGCGGGCCGCCTCTTTCATCCACTCGGGCGTTTTCTCGTCTGCCGCACCGAGCAGCGTTCCGGCCCAGCGGTCCACGCCCCACAACTGCGCTTCCTTAGCCTTGATAGCAGCGGCCAGTTGGGCCGTATTGGCGGCCCGCAGCTCTAGTTCGTCCTCAATGACCAAGCGGTTGCCAGTGTAGTCCCACCAACCGAAAACCACCGCATGCGGGTCACCGAAGCCGAAATCAACGCCAACGTAGGCGTCGAAATGCACGGGGCGTGGCACCTCGCCAACACACGCGGCTTGCGCTTCCTGCGTCCAGCCCGGGATAGCGGCGCGGCTCTCCTCCTGCACCAGCTCGGCGCAATACTCACGGCGCCAGAAGGTGGACGCCTCCAACTCCCCCTCGGACAGCCCTAGCCGAGCGGCCTCCTGCCGAATGAGGCGCCGCACACCCTCGGCGCCTAGTCGTGGGTTGTCGTGCACCGTGGCGTGGATAGCCCTGCCTGCCGCCCTGGCTGCGTTCCAGCGGCGCACGAACGTGTGGCCTACGCTCTCGGGTGGCGTGCTGAGATAGAGCACGCGGCCTGCCGTTGTCGTCAACTGAGGCAATAGCGCGGATTCCACGCGCTCCAAATCGGCGTAAAACGCTGATTCGTCCAGCAGGACAAGGTGTGCCCTCGGGCCGCGCAAGCGCTCGAATTGCTCGTTATCCGTACCGGCCCATGTCAGTACGCTGCCATTCTTCCAGCGCACCGTGCCGTCCAGCTCGCCAACCTCGGGCCTAACGTCTAGCGGACAGTCCCTCAACACCTGCGCCAGTGTCGGCACAACAATAGCCCTGGCGCTTTTAGCCGTTAGCGCCGCGTAGCGGATGATTGCCCCTGGCGTCCGTACCGCATACGCACACGCCATGGACAGAGCCGCAAAGCTCTTGCCTCGCTGGCGGCCTATCATCCAGACGGCGGCACCGTCCCCACGCCAGAAAGATTCAACCCACTGACGTTGGCCGGCATCCAGCAGCCACGAAACCTCCCCGAGTCGCCAGGCGTCAGCGCGGGCGGCGGCTATGAGGTCGCGCCTACTCAAGCGCAACGCTCCAGCGTGTTTTTTTGCACGTTGGGTGCTTATCCGAGCGCGGGCGGCTGGGAACGCTCCAGCTTCCACCGCCAGCCTGTCCTTCGTTGAGCCAACCGGAGGCACGGAGGCTGGCGCCTCCCTCGCTTTCCAAGGTGTAGGTAATCAGCCGACGATACCCGAGGGCCTTGGCTGCTCTGCGTGCGGCGCCATACAACATGGAACATCCGTTGCGGGCATCATCCACAACCGCAACCCTCGTCACCTCGGCCGTCCACCCATCCTGCAAATGCCGCGCAACCGGCCGTCCGACAATGGCAACGCCAAGCACCGTCCCGGCATCATCGGCCAACGCCACGGCAAACAATCCACCCTGCGGAGGCTTGTGGTGTCGGTGCGCGTCGCGGACGAACTGGCAAGCGGCCTTGATGGTGCTTGGCTGCAGCCTCACTCCTCACCCTCGTCCGAGTCCGGCAACGCAGCGATAGACAGCAACTCCTCCCGGGACAGCTGCGCGAGCGCTACACCGCCGCCCTGGCGCACGGCCTCCAAGTCCTCTGGTGCGGCCTGGGGCTTGCCCCACCCGTACTCCAACAGCACGCGAGCGGCGGCCACGCTCGATGCGTCAGAGCGGTCCAGCGCGGCCTCCAGCGCGGCCACGGCTTGTGGACTCTTGGAGCGGCACAGTTTGCGAAACTCGCCGTAGTCAGCCGGCCGCCCTCGGGGGTTAGCTACCTGCCCTTTCTGGAACGGCCGCCCACGCGGCTTGCCCTTCTTTTTCTGCGGAAGGTTTGCAAGCAGATGCGCGCTAATCTCGTTGCCCATGCGAAGTCCCCTATTTCCGCCAACTTACCGGCCGACGAAAAAAAAGCAACGTGCCCGCTTGACTGGCACAACGAGCGGCACTACAAAGCGCACTCACGGACGGCAATCACGCCGCCGCAACCGGGGAAGCACAATGACGCTCGTTGACTCTGTGATGAACGAACTCCGCCGCAAGGCCGCCGTGGCTAAGTTTCTGGCCGAGAACAACGCCGAGGGCTGCGTGGCCTGGGCCTTCATCGACCGCGCCTGCCGTGAGTATGGCGTCCTCCCGCACTCTCTCGGCTACCACCTGCGCGACGGCCACCCGTTTGACTGTGTGGGCGCGTCCTGCTGCGCCTGCAACCGGGAGGTCAAGTAACATGCCCACTGAGTACGAGCTGTTTTTCTGGTCCGTCGTCTTTGCCTTGGCCACTGTTGGTGGCGCCGTGTTGGTAGAGTTTTCAATCTGGCTTGAGAGGCGCCGTTGACCATGCGGTTTCTTTCGGTTTGCAGCGGCATCGAGGCGGCCAGCGCGGCGTGGCATCCGCTGGGATGGCATGCCTCAGCCGTGGCAGAGATTGAGCCGTTCCCATCTGCAGTGCTGTCACACCACTTCCCGGAGGTGCCCAACCTTGGTGACTTCACGCGCATTGTCCGCAGCCCTGCGTTGCAGCAGAACATTGGAGATGTTTCCCTCCTTGTTGGAGGAACGCCATGCCAAAGTTTCAGCGTTGCCGGACTCCGAGGCGGACTATCCGACGAGCGCGGAAACCTCGCCCTGGAATTTGTCCGGCTGGCCGCTGTCCTACGTCCCCGATGGATACTGTGGGAAAACGTCCCCGGTGTCTTGTCGTCTGGAGGTGGACGGGACTTTGGCGCCATCCTCGGGGCGATGGTTGAACTCGGGTACGGGTGGGCCTACCGAGTCCTGGACGCTCAATATTTTGGAGTTCCCCAGCGCCGCCGTAGAGTCTTCCTTGTCGGACATTCTGGTGGAAGCCCCAACGGTCCCGCCCAGGTTCTTTTTGAGCGCGAAGGCGTGCGCCGGGATTCTGCGGCGCGCGGCCAGGCGCGGCAAGAAGTTGCCGGCACTCTTGGCGGAGGCTCTGGAAGCCGTGGCTGGTCAAGCAACACAGACAGAATGACGTTCGTCCCCGCTGTCAGCCCTGCTGTCACGTCCAAGTGGAGCAAGGGCAGCGGCGGGCCTGCCGGCGATGAGTGCCAGAACCTCGTGAGCCAACCCCAGCCCATCCCCTTCGACACAACACAAATTACCTCCCCGGCGAACCGCTCCCGCCCCGCCCCCGGCGCCCCGTGTCATCCACTTTCCGCCGGAGCGCACCCGCCTGCCATCTGCTTTCCGTGGCAAATTGGCGCCACGCAGCAGATGAGCGTTGATGTTGAGAAGGCCCCGACCCTCATCAAGAACCCAACGCCCGCAGTTTCATCCGTCACCATTGGCGTTCGCCGCCTTACCCCCACTGAGTGCGAGCGACTCCAAGGATTTTCAGACGGATGGACCGACGTGCCCTATCGTGGCAAGCCTGCCTCTGATGGTCCTCGATACAAGGCGCTCGGTAACTCCATGGCCGTCCCGGTTATGCGGTGGATAGGCGAACGCATCAAAATGGTTGACGAGCAGCAGCCAGCCACATAAACAACTTAGGCGCTGCTTCCCCGGCAGAGAGGCCCTACAGGCCCCGCACTAACCGCCAAGGCGCAAGCCAAGGCGGTTTTTTATTGCTCGCGCACCACCAGCTCCACACGCGGCCGTGCCTTGTCGTCCCGCCGCCAAAGGTGCAGCTCCTCTATCTGCGAGTCGTCCACCCATAAAAGCCCGTTTAAGGCGTCTAGCAGGGCTTTTAGGGCGTTGTCGGCGTCACCCGCACGCCTAGGCCGGTAAAGCACCACCGACAGCGCCACGGGGCCGCTGGAGGCCTTATAAGCCATTCCAGCTAGGATGCCTTGGACGGTAGCCCGGTACTCCCTAGCTTCTCGGCTTAGGATGGGCCGTCCGCGTACCGTCCGATACAGCCTATTAAGGCTCGGCGGGTAGGGCAGCACCAACCCACCCGTGGGTAACTCAGTGGGCGTCACGCTTGGCCGCCTCCAACTTCCGCGCTGTGGCCCTGCATCCCGGGCAAGTAACGCGAGGCCGGCCGGCGCCCTGGTACTCGATGGGTGCGGCGCACACGCGGCATTGCTGCTCGGGCCGCTCGATGCGCGGCCAGCGCCGTTGGCAGGTAGGGCAGTGCCTACCCTTCTGGTTCTGCATCCGCATCCGCCACGTCCTCTCTCGTCATGCCTGCAAGCCACAACCGCACGTCCATAGCGGCTCTTTCCGCCCTCGCCTGGCACGCCTGCCTGCTACCGTGCCAGGTGCCGCACCACTCGCAATAGTCCTCCCTTTCAAGGGCTTGCGCTTCGCTCGGCCGGTGCCCACGGCAAAAGGCGCAAAGGAAGCGGCCTGGGACGCTGCGCATGGGCCTGCCGCACCTCGTACATGGCCCACGCTTTTTCCCTTTAGGCACTCTTGCACCTTCAGTGCTTGTTTAGCCCGGCGAAGTAGTCATTCGACGTTTTAAGGCAGGACGCACACAACCACTTTCCGCCGCTGTCTCCAATGCCTATGCCGTTGCAGTTGGTCAGCTCGGCCCATTCGCACGGCGTGCTGGACTCTGGCGCCTTCGTCAGCCCGTCAATGCCGCCAGGGCGCTGGTGTGCTGTTGGCTTGCCGTATTGCGGGGCTGGTGCCGCTGGTTGCTCGGTAGCGTAGGCATTCCAGTGCTTCACCAAGTCCTTGAGGCTGTCAGCCGTTGGGAAGCGCGTGCGAGTTAACGCATTGCGCCAACGCCGGACTATCTCATCGTCCTTCTGTTGCCTTTCCCCCTGAGCCAACTGCAGGAGGCGGCGGCCTGTCGTCATTTCCTCCTCGCTTGTGAAGACGTAGGGGGTGCCGCGCACCTGCTCAAAGACGCTGCTAAGGCGGCTTCTCAACTCTGAGCCATTTTCAGTCGCTTTGGCCCTGGGGGGAGTAGTTAAGTTGTTCTTTACGTCTACGTCTACGTCTACGTCTGCAGCCGGGACATGCGGGACATTTTGTCTCTTGTCCCCGTCCTGTCCCGCGATTGTCCCGCGCTTGTCCCCGTCATGTCCCCGGGACATGTCCCGTGAAGCGCGCCACGCGGCTTTTCGCGTGCGCTCCTTCTCTTGCCGCTCAAACGCTTGGTCATAGCGGTCCATGCCACGCACGCGGTAGCCGTCCGGCAGGCGCTCTAACAGACCAACCTCGCACATGGCGTCCACCAGTTCGGACGCATCCATGGACCACTCCAGCGCACCGGCCAGCCTTTCCGCCGCACGCTTCCCCTGGATGATGCCCGTTACCTTGCCGTCAGCCTCAAGGTCCAAAGCCCAACGCCACATGTCGAGCATCATGGACATAGCGTTGTGACGGCCGCACCCAAGGACAGCGCCCAACTCCCGGGCTTTCCCCCATGCATCCGACGACACCTGCAGATATGGAAGTCTCACTTACTCTCCTCGCTACTGTTGCGTTCAAGGCGAGGACGCGGCACTATTGCCGCGCACCGCCTCCACGGTGCTGCACGTCCTCCCTTTGGCCGTTGTACCCGTTGACGCGGGTGGCCTCTGGTGAGGACGAATGCGTTTTAGGGCTTCTTTGTCTTGCCCGTCAACGTGTTGAGCCGCTTCCTGACGGCTTCTCGGCTTATGCCCAGACGCTCAGCAACAGCCACCACGCCGAGTCCCTCCCGCAGCAAGGCGTCAATGCGGCTATGGCGTAACGCTTGCGCCTGCTCGCGTAGCTGCCTGGCCTCCGTCAGCCCCATGGCCGTGTAACGGTCGGGATTACCCATGGCGCACCGCATAACGCTG